TGAGCACACTGCTTCCCACTGCTGGTGTTCGCCTTAACCCTGACACTGAAAGCTTTGAGCTTCTGGTCAACCCTGCCTTCTTTGAGGGGCTCCCGAAAGAAGAGCGTAAGGGAATTCTGTTCCACGAGTTCTGGCACATTATCTTGGGACACGTCACTGGACGACGCCCCGATGGTGTGAATCACAAAGCTTGGAACATTGCTACTGACCTTGCCATCAACTCGCTGCTGACCAACGAAGGTCGCAAGCGCTACCTTCTCCCTGAGAACTGCTGTCTCCCAGGTGAGGGACCGTTTGAGAAATACCCTCACGGTCTCTCTGCTGAGAAATACTTGGAGATGTTGAAGAAAGAAGGTGGAGAGGATGAAAGCAAAAGTAATGAAAAGGGTGATGGTAGTCCTTCCGAAGATGAGGGCGAGGGCTCTTCCGGCAACGGGGGTTCTGGTGAATCACAGGGTGGTGGCTCTAACAACGGTGAAACCCTCGATGACCATAGTGGTTGGGAAGAAGGTGAGGGAGGTTCCGCTGCTGCCGACATTGCTAAGGAAAAGCTGAAAGAGGCTATGAAAGCCGCGGCTGAAGAGTCCGCTTCTGGTCGAGGCTTTGGTTCGTGCGAGGGCAACGCAAAAAAACTTGTGATGGATGCCATCAAGCCAAAGGTTGATTGGAAGAAAGTCCTCAGAAGTTTCGTCAACACTTCTGTTCGAGCTAACAGGAAACACACTGTCAAGCGCATCAACAAACGCTTCCCTTACATTCATGCTGGTAGTAAGGTAAAGCGAGAAGCAAAGATTGCAGTCTGCATTGACCAGAGTGGTTCGGTTGATGACCAAATGCTCGTCAAGTTCTACGCTGAGTTGAACAAACTGTGTGACCTAGTGAGCTTCGACATTATTCCCTTTGACAGTGACGTAGGTGAGAAACACATCTACACTTGGCAGAAAGGGCAGAAGCGTGCTTGGGAACGGGTGATGTTCGGTGGTACTTGCTTTGACGCACCGACTAGGTATGTCAATGACAATGCCTACGACGGTATGATTGTCTTGACTGACATGCTTGCTCCCAAGCCTAAGCGTGCCAAGTGCAAGCGACTGTGGATGACAACTGCTGACTACGCAGAGCGACCCTACTTCAACCCTGCGCCTGAACGTATGATTGTTGTGGACTAACGGAGGTTTGGATGAAAGTTGTGATTGAAGAATTGGCTTGTGTCGTTTTCTGCTTGACAACTATCTTTGGTTGGTATATAATCTTAGCTGTGTGAGAGTACCCCCTCCCCCCCACGGGGGGGTACATACCGGAATGTATGTGCCAGTTGGCACGGACCTTGCCCTATTATGACATAGTACACGAACAACACACGGGTAATTTTTTGAGATTTGACTTTTACCGGACCCACAGTACGGAGCACAACGATGCCAAAGATACGCACATTCAAGCGAGGTGAGCTTGTAAGGGACGTTCTCACCCCACAGCGTCGTCTGGGTGTGGTCGTCAAAGCGCACGCTTCTAACGCAGGTCTGTACACAGTCTTTTGGGCAACCACCGGCAAAGATACTCTCAGCTTTTGGGCAGACTTAGAAGCAGTTCATAAAACGGAGTGACCCAAAAAATTTCGCGAAAATTTTTCCCAGATTTAAGGACCACAGTAATGATTGACAAAATCTTAAACAAAGAAATGACAATTAAAGAGTTTGCCACAATTTGCGGCACAGTTGATACAGACGAGTACAATGAGCGACGCGATTTCATGGAAGCGAACAGAAAGCTTTTCCCAGAGGATTACGCGAGCGGGCGAACAAACTACATCAAGTTTCAAAGGATTATCTGCACCCTGTCCAACGGGCTTATCACCTATGGAGGACAAGGCAAAGGGCTTCCAGATTGTTATGTCGGTGACCAATGGTGTGAGACTAAAGCATACAGTCCTAAAGGACGTGTCACAGATGTTGCAGCGTCAGGCTTTTTTGGCAACAATTGTAATGTTGGCGAATGGAAGCTTTTAAAAGAACAATCTGACCAAGCTGCTAAGGACTTTTTGTTTGAACGGTCATACAACAAAAACGCCTACTACTGCCTAACCGGCACAAAAAAGTGTGACACACCCTTTGAACAAGTAAAACTAATTTTTGTTACAAAGGACACACTCATCAAGCACCTTAAAGACGATTACCGAAAGCTTGACCTAGCCTCTTTGCGCGGAGCGCTTAAATAATGTTCAAACCCGGTGACCTACTTATCCACTGCTCCCGCAAAGACCTACGCTACCTTGTTTTAAAGGTCCACACTACCGAAGAACGATTAGGGCTCCCGCCCTTACAATGGCTCACAGTTATGTGCGAAGGAACCAAACATGACTGTTGGTCATCGAGCTTCACAAAAGCTTAAACGCGGTGACTACGTGACCCACCTTCATAAACTTGGGTCACGTTTGCTTATCGTAAGAATAAGCACCTATGACCGGGTTTATGTATGGGATGGTGAAAAAAAATTTCTTTGTGAAACACAATATTTGCAAAAAATCCCTTGACAAACGCTTCTAGCGTGTTATATTGTGCATGTAAGGAGTTGAGAGATGAGAAGTTTTTACGACAATAGTGGTTATGAGCGGTACAACGACTACCCCCGCGAGCATCGCGGTGGCATGGATGAGTACCCGGACTACTGGTTTGCCGATGACAATGACCTAGAGTCTCAGTACCGCGCCGCAGGCATGGTCCTGCATAACGGAGTGTGGGTCATGCCTCATCAGGTGGAGGACGACAATGTTTAAGCGTGGAGACCTTGTTCGCTCAAAGAACCAAAGCTTTCTTCCTTGGACCGGCATTGTGCTACAACGTGATAAAGACGAACAAGGAACAATGTTTGTTCAAGTGCGAAGAACAGAACCAACCACGCTTGGCGCATGGGTTGTTTGGGAACTTGAAAAAGATGTGTGTAAGGCGGGTCAATGAAACGCGGTGACCTAGTGTTGGCTGACGCCTCTTGCGCTCCACAGTGGTGGTTCAGCAAAGAGGAAAAGCCTGAACAAAAAATGCTAGTCGTGCTTGTAGAACGGATGCCCGACATAGATGGGTGGCGCTGTTATTCACCCAAGTACAAAACTAATTTTGAGTTTTGGGAGTTTGAACTTGAAACGCGGTGACCTTGTGCGCTACAAAAGTGGTGCAACGCTGGAAGAATGTGCGGCTGGTGTTGGCGTTGTTATTCAACCGGCAAGAGGAAACAAACCTGCCCTTGTTTGGTGGTCAAAGATGGAAAAAAGTCTTTTCACCCCAACTCCTTTTTTGGTGAAGCATGAAACGCGGTGATTTAGTTTATGAAGCACCTTACCCCGAAAGGGGCATTGTGTTAGAGATGCTTAAAGGGGGTTCCGTGAAAATCCTGTGCCCCGATGGGCGCGTCACAAAGTTTTCAAAAAAATACGCAGATAATCTGGTGGTGGTAAATGAAAAGCGGTGATTTGGTTCGGCTTACCGGAACTTCAAAGATTGGTTTAGTGTTGGACGTTCTTGAAGCACGAGGTGGTAGAAAGACGTGCGGCGTCTGGTGGATACACAGTCAAAGAAAGGGTCGAGCGTGGATGCACGCTTTGGAACTCTTTACCCCGCAGGGCGATGGTGAGAAAAAATTTTCGTAACTCTGTGCGGCACAGACTATTTATTTTGTTCTAGGAGGAACAACAATGAACAAGACTGAACTAACACAAATCGTCAAAGAAGAAATGCAAAAGATGTTGCAACAAGAGATGCGTATTGCCGAAGAAAACATCGACCATCTTGCTCAAGCGTTCTTCTCTCTTGGTTTTCTTGCCAGTTACACCGATAAAATGGACCTAAGCCACGTTCAAGCAATGGCTAACGAGTTGAAAGACGCAGAAGACGTTGCCAAAGCAAAAGAAGCCTTGTCAAAGGGTGCAACAGTTCTCGGCGTTAGAGACGACTACGACGACTAAACAAAAAAATACAACTTATTTTTCGTAGGGGGCTAACGCCCCCTCTTTTTTTTGCTATAATAGTTATACTATGCGAAAACTATTATTTATTTTTTTTATTCTGTGTGGCTGCTCAAAGGCTCCAACTTATACGCCCATCGTTCTGGCTGACGCAGGTACTTACAAGCCGCCTGTGGGCGATGTGGGCTCTGTGAAGGACACTGTTGAAGACACTACTTCTTTACCAGATACGACGACTCCGGTGGAGGACACTTTTACCCAACCTGACACGACTGTTGATGCAGGTATCGACACAACTGATACCACCCCTGCGCCCGATACAACAAAACCCGACACTGCTCCTGTGAAAACCTGTGTGGATAACGACGGTGATGGTTATGGTCTTGGCTGCTACAAAGGTGGCGACTGTGATGATAATAATCCAAACTTTGCAACTATCTGCCCTGACTGTTCAAAGCAGAACTGGGAAGGTTGTCCTTGCAAGTCAACAGCAGCAAACTGCTATTCAGGCGAGCCACAGTGGATAGGCAAGGGCATTTGTCAAGCAGGCATTCAACTTTGCAAGTCAGGTTATTGGGGAATGTGTACTGGCGAGAAGCTACCTCAACCAGAGTCCTGCGATAGCAAAGATAATAACTGCAATGGACTTATTGATGAGGGTGTGCTTTCTTCCTGTGGAACCTGCGACCTTTCTTGCATCAAGCAAGAAATAGGACCGGATTATGGTAAACCATTTGACCTTGGAAATAAAAAGGGTCTGAAGTTAGATGCTAATGGTTACATCGAGTTGGACATTGGCAAGACATCAGTAAATCTGAACCACATTTGGATTGCAAACTCCTCCGAGAACACTGTCTCAAAACTAAACACTAAAACAGGTGTAGAGGAAGGTCGTTATAGCATTTGTTCTAACCCCTCTCGCACATCTGTAGACCTCAACGGTGACTGTTGGGTTGGTTGTCGTGGAGACGGTTCAGTTGCGAAGATCAGAGTAAATAAAAAAGATTGTGTAGATAAAAACGGAAATGGATCTATTGATACCTCTTCTGGTAAAAACATTGTTTCTAATGATGAATGCATTCAGTTTATTGTAAACCCTGATGGTAAGACTGTTGCTCGGGCAGCAGGTGTTGATAAAGATAACCATGCTTGGTTTGGCTTCTGGAATAGCAAGCGACTCCGCAGACTTGAGCCCAATGCTGGGCAATCTGTAGACCAAATAAACATTGGTTGCAACCCTTACGGACTTGTTATTGACCAAAAGGGCATTATTTGGATTGCTGGTCGTGGCTGCTCTGCTCTTTTACGAGTTGACCCTAAAACAAAGTCCGTTCAGAATGTAGGAAAGGGTGGTGGTTCACCCTACGGTATTAATGTAGACATGTTTGGTCGCATTTGGGTAGCTGACACAACAACTTCATCTTCTCGTTATGACCCAATAACAAAACAATGGGCTGTTGTCAAGCATAACAATAGAAGTCGTGGTATTGCAACTTCTAACGATGGACATGTTTATGTTGCTCTCGATCAAACTTCTTCAGTCGCAAAAATTAATGTTGTCACCCTCACTGTAATGCAACACATCTCATTAGGCAGTGGTAGATACCCTGTAGGCATCGCTGTGGACTACGATGGTTATGTCTGGGCAGTGAATCAGTCAAAGTCCTCTGCTACAAAAATTGACCCAACTAAAAACTCTGTTGTTGGTGAGTATTCCGTAGGAAAAGGTCCATACACCTATTCAGACATGACGGGATACACCCTCCATAACTACACAGCACCAAAGGGCGACTTCCAACATACATTCGGTTATGGTGGTTGGGGTGGTACTGTTGCTGAAACAAAAACCACTACGGAGTGGGAACAAATAGACCTTGAGTTTGTAACCCCTGAAGACTCCTTTATTGATGTCCGCTATAGAGTAGCTGATGACCTCAAGCTAATGGAAACAGCTTCATGGTCTAAAAAGCTTGGACCTTTCCCGCCCAATAAGCTTCCTTATAAGTTACAGGGCGTAAAAGGCAGGTTTTTGCAGGTCGAAGTTTTCATGCAAGCAAGTAAAAATAAAGTTTCGCCTACGATTGTTTCTCTGAGTGCTAAAGGCAAGACGATAGTGCTGCAATAAGACTACTTATTGCATGGACTTCAAGAAGATACGCAGCCTTTGGCAAGAGTTCCTTTTAGAGCAAGAAAAACCGTTCGGAGATAAGTTCTTTGTTGATCGCGATGGCGAAGCAAAAGAACCCGAGTATCCAGAACTGGCTAACTTCTCCCCAGAGGACTTTTCCCAGCTTTTCAACAAATACTGGTCAGACTACACACAAGATAGCTCCATGAGTTCCAAAACAGAGGTGCTGCCTTTTCTAAAAGTTATTTACAAACTTTACCAAGAAAAGCACCCTCTTATTAGCGACTACCTAAAAGAACTTACTCCATCTTCTGGACTAAAAGTTTATCGTGGTCGCAGCAAAATGTCTCTTGCAAAAGCAAAGGGGCTTATTGACCCCAACCAGCCTCTTGTACCAAAGAAGGCTTATGCTTACAAGGGCGACGACCTTTATTACACACCCAGAGCGGGCGACTTTACTTCTTGGTCCTTGAAAGAAAGTATTGCAGAAGAATTTTCTGAAATAGCAACTGCTTATGCCAACCCAGAACTTTACTTTGTTAATGAGCCCGTTATCAACATGATAATGGTGGCTAGTAGCGATGAGCCAGGGTTTTTATTCAACCCCGATGCCGTATCCAGCCAACACATTAGAGAAAGAGAACTTATTTATGTTTCTCCAAAACCTCTCAAACTTATTGAGACGGTTTATGTTTATGTGCCTCCCGAGCAAAACCTTGATGCTAGTGATAAAGCTGTGGCGGCAGACATTTTGAACCAAATAATTGGAGAAAACAAATGAAGAAACTCTTAGAAAACTGGAAGAAGTTTTTGGAAGAAGACGAACAAGCCCGTGCAAACTTTGCCAAAGGTTTGGAAAAAGTTTCACCCGACATTAGAGACCAAGCCAGCATAGATTTTGGAACTATGGCAAAGGCTGGCAGAGCCATAAAACAACTTTACGCAAAAGAAGCCGACCGTGCCTTTCTTGACTCCCTAAAAACTATTCACTGGGGTCGTAGAATGGACATTATGAGCCTTATCAAAGACTACCAGAGCCTCAAACGAGACGAGTTGAGCACTTCTGTCTATCTTCCAAACGAAGACGTTTATAAAGTAGGACCGTGGGGTCTGGACTATGGCATTCTTATCAAAGGCTACATTACGCTACTCGCCAACAACATGGACGACATTTCCTCTGGTGCTGGTGCTGCATACAAAAGAGAACTACCACCTGAAAGAACCGCTTCCTCTGGTGCAAACAAAGGCGTCGGCAGAGTTCGTTATCCCGGCGACTACGAAAAGTTCAAAATCTTTGTTTTCGACAAAGAAGACTACGACCCAGATAAAGATTGGGCAGGTGGTCCGCGCAACGAAGCACTTGTGGATAACTGGAAAATAGAAGCAGTCATTGTTCCCGACACCCCAGACGGCAGAGCAATTGGAAACAATTTCAGCAAATACTTGGAGAAAATGGGCATCGACGCAAAAGTCGTGACCGCAGGGGAACTATAATGAAGCAACTCCTTGAAAACTGGAATAAGTTCCTCAACGAAGTTTCTATGCCCCCAGCAGGCTTTCTAGAAGGCAGCGTTCATAAAGAACCACTTTTCCATGGCTCTGACTACCTTCTAAAAGACGGAGAACAACTCGACCCTTCCTTCGGTGGAGAATACGGTATTTATTTATCTCCCTCGCGAAGATACGCTAGAACCTACGGCAAGCACCTTTACACAGTTTTCGCCAACATCAAGAACCCACTTTATGTCGAAGGCAAATACGAAATCTCACCAAAAGACTTGACAAAGGAAGACGCCGAGAACCTAAAAGAAAAAGGCTATGACAGCATTGTCGTGACGAACAACAGCATCGATGACGCAACAGAGGTTGTGGTGTTTGACCCAAACCAACTGCACATTATGGAGATAAGTTAATGAAGCAACTCCTTGAAAACTGGAAGAGGTTTCTCAACGAAGACGTTTCCGTAAAAGTCCTTGGCTACATTAAGCCAGACAGCGCGTTCCACACTCTAAAAGAGTGGGAGGGTTTTGTGCGCCTTATGCTCGACAAACAAAAAGAAGGCAACAGTGTTCGTGGTGGAGAAATAACAGGCAGCGAAGAGTTTGCAAGTCTTATTTACGAGTTCTTTGGTTTTCAACTAAACACCGAGGTAGAAAGATACGACCTCCTTACCCGCAAAAATGTTATTGACTTTATCGAGGACTTTATCAACCATCGCTTCTGGGGCTTGAAACGCGAATACGAAAGTTATTTCCCAGACATAGACAAACTTCGCTTTGCTTATTTTTATTCTCGCGGAGACATGGAACCATACGTTCTTATTGACGACGAGTTTACAACACAGGTCTATGGCGGTCTTGACAACCCTATGGAACTAAAACACTATACGTCCGAGAGAGGAATAAAAAGAATCCAAGACGCTATTGACAGCGGCAAGCCTTTTGACATTTCTTCTTTCACGGTTATGACAACACCTTTCTTTCGTCCTACCTCAGATAAAATAATAACTTTTACTGGGAACGTGAGAGCGGCATTTAGAAGCGACGTAAAGTCATTTGCCACAGAAAGCGGCAGAAAAGCCGTCAACATGTATCGTTTGGAGTTTCCAGGCGAAGAAGAAAACCTGTGCGTCGATTTGGAGACGCTTTGTGCCGATGACCAAGACACTTCGTTGTGGAATGAGATTATTGCGACACCTATTGAAATACTGAGGGTAGAAGATAAATGAAGCCAATAATGGAAAGTTGGAAGAATTTTTTGAACGAGGTTCGTTCAATAAACAAAAAAATAAAAATCTACCGTGCCCAGCCAGCATTTACAAATGTTATTAGAAACAACGACTACGTTACCATGTCTCGCCAGTTTGCAAAGGACCACGCCGTGACCTCTGCTATTTATAATGACGAGCCGTTCTTTGTTGTTATTGCTTTTGTCAGAGAAGACAAAATAAAAGAAGCAGACAACCCCGGTGAATACCGTTATGTTGGCGAAGACATCAAAGCAATGCCACTCAACATAGTAGATGCCGAGGGTAATGTGCGTTCAGCCGCAAAAGCACATGTGAACGAAGACTTACACGTTTTGTCAGAGGAGATTTACTACGTCCCATGAAAATACTATTAGAAAACTGGAAAAGATTCTTAGAAGAAGGTGAGATGAACGAAAGCTCTCTTTCTCGCATTTATCAGCACATTATGGAGCACGACTGTGTTATCCTAACCGCTTACAGAGGCGACCCAAGCGACACATCGGGCTGCACAGATAAAGCGTTAGGTTTGGACATGAACAACCCCGAGCGCAATAAAATGCTGAAAGATATTCTTATGAATGATTTGGGTTACGGTCCTACAAGCGTAGATGGTTCTTACATCGAGGACTTTGGCACAGATGTAGCCAAAGAGGTCAAGGAGGCGAGTTTCTTTGTTCAGAACTACGATAACAACCCCGATTTTCTGGGCATTATGGCAGACCTTGGAGAAAAGTTTTGTCAAGATTCTATTCTAGTGATTCCAAAAGGTGGTGAAAATTGCTACCTTTTAGGAACAAACAAAGCAGACTTTCCCGGCTATGGAAAAAAGATGGTTGTTGGTGACGTTAAGTTTGGCACCGAAGCCGAGTTTATGTCCAGAGTTGGTGGCAGACCATTTAGGACGGGTGAGTAAATGAAAATACTACTAGAAAACTGGAAGCATTTTCTAAACGAAGCACCAGAAGTGGTCAGCACCACAATGCGTGTCAAAAAGTTTGGAGCTTTTGGCGGTGATGGTTTTATGATCACACTTCTTGGCTCAACAGAAGATGGAGGCTCAGTTGCTCCCGGCAACATGATAGTCCAAGAAATAGCGACCTACACTTCCAAAGACAAGTTTAGAAAGATGCCAGCCTGCCGAGAGGACTTAGAAAAACTAAAAGAAATGGGCTACGAAGCAGAAAGATTCTTTTATGTTGATAAAGCCCGTGTTGGTGAAGGCTTCCGCAACCAAGGCTTTGGCAAGAAACTTTACAACGGTGCGTTTGAAGAAATGCGTAAGCAAATAGGGCAACCGTTTATTATAATGCCCACTTGGTGTTTGGGCGCAGGTGGCACATCACAAGCCGCAAGAAGAGTCTGGGACTCCATTACAAGAGACCACATCTCATCAGGACACGTCATTTACATACCATGAAGAAACTACTTGAAAACTGGAATAACTTCCTCAATGAAGCAATCGACCCTCGCATCCAAAAACAAATAGATGCTATTCTTGAACTTCCAGACATTGGAGTTCTTATCTACAAAGGCAGTATGATGGGTTTTACAACAATGAGTTTTCGCTATGTTCGTATTGTTGACAAAGACACAAAAAAATATTCTATTCTAACTCCTCAAGATACTTTTATTCGCAAAGACAGAAAGACTATTAAAACTGGTATTCCAAACGGTTATGTAGAGATTAGGGAACCTCTTCGCGCTGACGGTCCTTGTTTGGGCGGTTGGGTTGTTGGGGGGTCATTAGCCACTACAGGTTTTGGTCCACTTTTATACGAAGTCGCAATAGAATGGTCTTCGCAAAATGGTGAGGGTCTTACACCTGACCGCAAAAGCGTTTCAACTTATGCGGGTCGTGTTTGGGCAAACTACATGTCAAGATCAGATATCGAGAAAAAACAACTCGATGCAACAAAAGAAGACCCAGTGCAAAGACTCACAAGACCTGTGGCTGACGATTGTTCGCAAGTGAAATCTGTCGCAGTCGCTGGCGAGAACTGGATGAACTCACCTTTCTCAAAAATGTACAGCAAGTCAAACACAGAAGTTCTCGATGCACTTCGTGCAGCAGGGAGAATAATCGAAGAATGAAATTGATAAAAAAAGTTATTATCCTAACAATAGTTTTATTTGCTTTTGTGGGCGATGCCTCTGCAAAAGGTAAAACAAAGTTTTACGACTTTTCAGACCAACTCATCAACGGTGACATCAAAAAGCCTGCAACTATTTACATAGACACAAGAGCGAGAGCAAAGTTTGGAAAACTTCTAAAACTCAAAAGGTCATTTGTTGAAATACTATTGCTCTCTGGCAAGGAGCCAGCCCTAAAATGAAAGACTTACTGAAAGAGTGGAAAGAGTTTCTAATCGAAGAGTTCGATAAGGATAAGTTCCCTTTCCCCGACACAGCCTCACAAGAAGAGGCTGACGCTATTTTTACAGGTGGCTTCAAAGATGGCGACCCAGATGATGACAAAATTGTCATAAATAAAAATGCCCCCTTTACTTGCCAACAACTAAACCCTTCGCAAAAAGAAGTTCGCGTCACTGACGCTGTTGAATACGGTATGTGGATGCTTGAAGGTAAATACGAGATTGGCGGCAACTTGGGCGCTATTGTTTCCTCAGACGACTTTATTATGGATGGTCACCATCGTTGGGCAGGCTCTTGGTTAGCCGGTGGTCCACAAACTAAAATGACAGCCGTACAAGTTGGTCTTCCAAAAGACGAACTCATTCCTGTGCTCGCTGCTGTGGGAGACCACTTCCACCCAGGAAAGCGCAACCCCGGTGCTACTGGCGGTGTGGCAAACATCTTTGATGCGCCCGTCAGAGAGGTTGGCAAATACATTCGCAGACTAAACGAAGAAGACAACATCACAAAATACATGACAAAAGCCGAAGCCAACATGATTACTGACCTTGCCGGTGGTATTGATGCTCTCATTGAAAAGTTTGAAAAGCACGCTGCTCAACTAAAAGAGCAAAAAGGTGGTGGTGTTGATGGTCTTCCCCCAAGAGACGAAATGCCCGTCATCAAAACAGCCGAAGTTGAGCCAGCAGTTGATGCACTTGCGAAAGGTCAAGTTGATGTTTATACACCTTATCGAAAAGAGGACCAATGAAAACCGTCTCCGAGCTAAAAAAAGAAATAGCAGAACTAGAAAAGAAAGTAGCCCAGTTGGAAGATGAAAACGCTTCACTGTGGTTTTTACTGGATGAATTAGAAAAGTCAAATGTCGCAGACCCTCGCTACAAAGAACAGTTTGAGGCAGTCTTTGATAAAATGAGACAAATGACTCTAATGACCATGAATAAAGCAGAAGAAGCTTGACAAGAGAACGAAAATGGGGTATAAACAGGGTATGAAAAAGGTCAAACTACGACGCGCCCGAAACCCCTATGTCGCAAAGATGCGTCATAAGCGTTCTGGTGCTCACAAAGACCGTAAAAAAGAAATGAGCCGTAAGGCTTGTAGAAAGTGGAGCAAGTATGATTAGCCGTTTTCAGATTGGACAACACCTTATGGACGAGAATGGAAAACTAAAAGGACCAATTGTCAACATCACATACGAAAAAGTGACCGACTTTAAGGGTGGTGTTGTAAAGGTTCCGATTCTCCACCTAGAACATGGCTTCTCCCGCGCCTTCAAGGTCCGTGAAGACCTTCTTTACAACTGCTTGGGTGTTGACCCAGATGGTTTAGTTGTCGAGCGTTAGAAGCTAAAATAAAACAAAAAATCTAAAGCCCCTTCTGGGGCTTTCTTACTATTTATGGTTATGAAAGACCTACGTTCCCTGGTCAGCGAAATACTCACAGAAGTTCTGACCGATAGAGTATACCACTACGCTAATGTAGACCAACTCAAAAACATCATACAAAAAGACTACTTCCTACCCTCAGTGGCTTTTACCAGTGGTGCCGAAGAAGAAATAAATAAAGGCTATAAGTATTTTATTTCTTTTGCTCGCAACCTTCGTGGTGAATACCACAAAGAGGGCAAAGGGGCGGGCTATCTTGTTGTTGATGGCAGAAAACTAAGCCAGAAATACAAAGGTGGTGCTGTTGATTATTGGCAGTGGGGAACTTTACAAGGACCAAAGAAAACAGAAGCCGAAGACAGACTTCTTACAAACAAGCCTTATGTCAAAGGTGCTACCGAGTTTATCGACGCCGTTCACATTTCTGCGCCATACGCCACAGAAATTGGCTCAAAAATGTACACAGAAAGATACAGTGAAGGTTTAGTTGATAGACTTAGAGGGTTGGACGAAGTTGCCAGAGCCAAAAACATTCCAGTTTATTTTCACACAGACCTTGGCTCATACCGCATGGCAAACGATAAAAAAGCCGTAGATTTTGTTGAATGGGAAAACGGCGCTGTAAAAGCAGGTGTTATTGAGCCTTCGTTTACTGGTGGCTACAAACCTCCACCACGAGACCTAATGAGACTAGAAGTCGTTACAAAAACAATAGAAGAGTTGCTTGTCAAAGGTGTTTCCTACAAAGAGTTCAAAGACTCTTTGTCAGAGAGGGAAAGAGAATTTTTAACCAGACGCTTTCTTTACTCTTTTACCGGCGATGACATTGCTAAAAAAATAATCGAAGCAATAAGGGACGTCCGCGACGGTGAAGACGACAGACCATACATTGCGAGAATCGGCAGAGCGATGACAAAACTAAAAATGAACATCGCAGAAATGGGCGCAGCCTTGGGAGACATAGTTTCCAAAGCAGTCCGTGGTCTAACAGAATACCCTGGCGACCACGACATTGACCCAGATGAGCCATACGGTGATAACCTTTTTGTGGCTGGCGACGGCGAGACAGACCTTGAACGTTTTCAATGGTCGCAAAAGACCTCAGCAAAGTTGAGAAGTTTTGTCAGGAACGCGAGTACAAGAAACAAAACAGAACTTCACGACATACTAAAACAAATACAAGCCATGGCTGATGAAGGAACTCTTAGCAGTTATTATGACGAGCTAAGACCACCAGCAGGAAAAGTTTATCGTGGTATGCTTGTTCCAGCAAAGGCTGCTGCATCTTGGGGTCTTATTGACCCAAACAACCCCCCAAAAGAAGGCAAACTACAAAAAAAGAACAACTTTGTTTTCAAAAGTAGTTGGTATCCTTCTGGACTTACTTCTTGGTCATACAGCCCAGACGTGGCTTCTGGCTTTACCTCTCTTTATTCTGATGAAACAGAAGCAGGCGAAAAATACGTTTCTATTGTTTTATCCGCAGAAGCTTCTGACCCTGGCTTTATCTTGAACCACAAAAATGTAAAAATGCTGGCTGTTGCTGGTGAGAAAGAAGTTTTATTTATTGGCGACGAGGTTAGCACAACCGCTTACTACAAATACTACGATGGTAGTACCACCGACCACGCAGCAACCGACGTTGATGCCAGCGAACTAACCGAGGTCACAAAGCTTCCAAAAGAAATTTTTACTGCCTTTGAAGAAGAAATAATGAAGTCCAACTTTTGGGACGAAGATAACGACTACGAAGACCTTGAGTTTGAGGAAGGTGAAAGCAGACCGCCACAGACTCCCGCTACTATGGCTCTTACCCTCGCTATGAACAAAGCACTCAAGCGAGCAGGTTTGGACGACGTGGTTGGCGTTGCAGAGTCTTCCGGCGACTTCTCCAGCAACATGTGGCAATCAGCCACCATTGACGTTGCTGAGGATGGCACACCCGTTTTTATGGTTTTAATGAACCTGTGGGAAGACTTTGACGACTTTGGCGAGTCTGCTGAAGAGGCTGTAGCCGACATTTCTGCTGCTTTCCGTCACGAACTCGTTCACCTACAACAACTAAAAGCACAGGCTAAGTCAAAAGGTGTTGGTCTGGAAAAAGCCTTCACCAAGATGATGGACGACCCAAGACAGGTTGTGGATAAAGACCAACCAAAGTATTGGAAAGTCTGGGAGCCAACTGGCAAGAAAGACAAAGACGGAAAAGAAATAATAAAAAAAGATGGCTTCAAGTCTGAACTCTTTATGAAGGACTACCTTGAAAGACACATCGAGATTGATGCACACGCTCACCAAGCAGGTGAAAACCTACTCCGCAAGTATGGCGAAGAAAAAGCCCTTGATACTATCAGCAAAGACATAGACCTCGATGACCCCTCACTTCCAGACGAAGTAAAGAAGTACGACAACTACAAAGTCGATAAGAAAAAGATGGACAAATTCCGCAGTAAGGTGTATACTTACATCAAGAAGTTTGTCGAGGACCAAGAATGAAAAAGTGGAAACAGTTTCTAAAAGAGGCTTACGGCACAACCAAGGTCTCTGCTGGTGTTCTTCTCTACACATTTGATTCGGACGAGCAAAAGTACAAAGTCTATCTCGTTCATGCTGGTGGTCCTTACAACAAAAACAATCCAAATGCTTGGGGCATCCCAAAGGGCGGTGTAGAAGAGGGAGAAGGTCTTCAACAAGCTGCAAAGCGTGAGTTTGAAGAAGAGATGGGCACTGAACTTCCCGGTAAGCTCACATACCACCTTGGACCAATAATGACAGCGGGTGGTAAAAAAGTTTTTGCTTTTGCCTGCGAAGGAAACTTGCCTCACGGCTTTCAGCCAAAGTCAAACATGGTGCAAAAAGTTGTCAAAGGTCGTATGATGGAGTTTCCAGAGGTTGATGCCGGTGGTTGGTTCACATTTGATGAAGCAGAAGGCGTTATAAACAACAGACAAGCACCTCTGCTCACTCAACTACAAGGATTTTTATCAGATAAAGAGCCTATTGCCGAGCAAGCCAACCCAAACAAACCAAAAGCTATTTTTATGGCTGGTGGTCCTGGCTCTGGTAAAACTACGCTTTTAAAACAGATTGGCGCACTTGACGCAGGTATGCAAGTCATCAATGCTGACGATGAGTTCGAGCCTATGCTCAAAGCCGCAGGACTACCACTTGATTTAGACCACCCAGAGCGCGAGATTCGCTCTCAGCAGGGCAAACTCTTTGTTCAAGCACAGAACCTAGCAAAACAAAAAACAAGGGCTCTCGTGGGCGACAGGAGCGATTTTATTATTGATGGTACAGCCGGTTCTCTCCAAAATGTCCGCAAGGCAAGAGAGCGTCTTGAAGATGCAGGCTACGACACTGCGATGATTTACGTTGATGTGCCACTAGAACTCTCGCTTTCCAGAAATGAAGAGCGTGGCAAAGCCGGTGGCAGAAAGGTCAAGCCAGAAAGAGTCGAGAAAAGTTGGCAAGCAGTAAATAAAAATAAGGATGCTTACAAAAGTTTGTTTGCAAACAACTTCATTTACTTCGACGGAACATCTGAGAACATTGACAGTCAGGTGAACAACGTCGAAGCCCAATACAAACGCTTTATAAGTTCATAGGTCGTCACTATTTATAGTGATGAAGAAGGGCGACCTAGTGAAGATACCCGAAGTCCATGTTGAGTTTGACAAATACGGAAGGCTTGTCAAGACCCAATACTGGATTCACGCCATTGTTATGGAAGACTATAAAGGTCATAACCTGCTTCGCGTTTACCTACCAGAAAAAAAAGAAATGTTGAAAGTTCATCTTTCGACAGTAAAATTGCAGAATACCCCTTGACAAATGGGTTATTTGTGCTATCTTGTGTATGTATTGAGAGGGAAATAAATGAATAAACAGTTTTGTTGCGACATGGACGGGGTGCTCTGCGATTTCATCGGAGGCGCTGTCAAAATAGTCAACGAGACTCTGGAAGACCGAGATAACATTACTGACCCAGAGTTGAAAGAAACAATCGAAAAAGCCATTGAAGAGTTGGGAAAAACCTCGGTTGAGGAGTATGACCTTCGTATTGGCACGCCGCACAAAAACTTGCGAAAGTTGATGAAGGACATTATTCGCAATAATAAAGATTTTTGGGCGAACTTAGAGTGGGCAAAGGGAGGTCGCGCTATTTGGAACGCCATTGCTCCTTATGACCCCTACATTCTGTCGGCTCCAATGGGCAACAGCGCAGAAAGTAAGGCTGGCAAGATTGAGTGGATTAAAAAGAACTTAACACCACAGCCAGGACGTATTATCCTAGATGATGACAAGTGGAAATACACCGACTTCGATGGACGACAAGGAGTCCTGATTGACGACATGTGGTACAACATTAAAGCTTATCGAGAGCACGGTGGTATTGCCATTTTTCACCGGGATATGCGAGTGACCATGGGACTTATCAAAAGGTATGCCACAAGAGATTGAAGAACTTGAACTGCTTTTAGAAAGTCTGAAAGGTACTATTCCAGACTATAAAATTTCTATTTTCCACGAACGTTACGAACAAGGCAAGCTCACCTTTCAGCAAGCACAACTCTTAGCGGAGATGTATGCGAATGGTGAGGTTGATGTCAATGTTAACCTTTTTTCTACAGGCGATGATTTTGTAGAAATCATTTACAATGAACCAAACTAAAAGAGAATGCTACGAACAGCGCGGCAGACGAGTCGAGTTGTACGAGTATAAAGGGGGCGCTAGAATCGACCCCAAGAAGATTATAGGAACTGTGGGTATTGTTCTCTATGAAGAGGGCAACTCCACGGTTATTTTCTGTCCAGCCGTAAATCGAGTTCTTACTTTTGCAAATTCCAAGAAAGAGTTCTCTTACATTTGGAACAAAGAAGAAAAAGAAAATCTTCAAAAATATCAAAAAAAAGTAAAATAAACCCTTGACAGGGGCGTTTTTTGTCCTATATTGTTAGTGAGAGATGGGGAGAGACACTAACAAAGGAGTGAGTTATGAAACTTGAAAGCGCCATCAAAAAGATTGAGAAACGCCTTGGAAAAGGGTGTGTTGACATTTCTGACCGCAAGGCTTGGGTCTCGCATGAGGGAACTATTCTTTCATTCTGGGTTAAGAATGGTGATGAAGACCATTGTCACGGCTGGCACACTCGTCGCCAAAACGACCATTCTGACTTGATGACCGACTACTTTGCCGGTACTTACCACAGCAACTTGACTCAGGCGCTGTCTTGGTTGAAGCCTCCACCGTCCAAGTTCAAAAAGGGTGATGTGGTCTTCTTCAAGCCCACTAAAAAGAACGCTCGCTGGCGTCGAAGTGGTACTTGTGTTGTTCTCACCGACGAAAAAAACGCTGACCGTTGGCAGGTCATTGAGCCTAACGGCACGACACACTGGGTTGGTGTTCGCGACATTGGGGTCAAAAAATAATGCTAAGAATGCTCGCTACTGTTATTTCAATCGGTAAGTTTCTAACCTTTGCACCTTTTCTTTCACTTATTCCAGCGGTGTTTTATGCGCTGGATAGGTGGATGATTCACGAGGCAAACACAAACTTCAAAGAAGTCGATGACATTCCAGGCTTTACAAAAATAACAATGATGATGCCAGCAGCATCTATTTGGACCACGCTGTTTATAGCAATGGCTCATTAGAACTTTACAAACAACTAAACTATTTATGGGGAGCGTAATGCTCCCTTTTTTATTATGACTATTTCAAAACCACAACTAAAACATCTCATTTGGGAACAACTGTCTATTGTAGTTGGCGAGAAGAATAAAGATTTCAAATGCCCTCCTGCCACACAAGACATAAACCTAAACCTAGAAAATCGCCAACACGCTATTGAAGAACAAAACTACGGTCCACCAGACCCATCAAAGCCAAACGAAAAGTTTTGGAAAGCAAAGATGGAGATGTGGAACGTCGATTCCGAAGAAGACCTCAAAGGAATGATTTGCGGCACTTGCGCTGCATTCAATCTCAAAAAAGAAATGCAAGACTGCATTGCACAAGGTATTGGTGAAGAGCCCGGTGATGACCCTTGGGCAACTATTGAAGCCGGTGACATTGGATACTGCCAGTTCTTGAAGTTCAAGTGTGCAGCAAAAAGAACCTGCGATGCTTGGGTCTCCGGTGGTCCAATAAAATAATCGCTTCTATTTCGCCCTCTATTCTATTTATTATAATACAGGGGGTGTTTTATTATGGAAACAATAAGGAGGCTCTTACAGAGCCGCACAGCGCGAACCACGGTATTGTTAGCCGGTCTTGTTGCAGCCGCGCTTTACGCCGACTCTCACGTCAAAGGCGACATGGACTTGGCACAAGAGAACGCCATCTGCCACAACCAACGTCAGCAGATGATGGCGCACATCACCAAGACAGAACAAACGTCGAGAAGACTAAAACAAAAAGTAGACCAATACGAAAAAGTAATGGAAGGCACAGAGTATGCTGGACTTCGCGTTATTGCTGCTGCTATCCATCCTCGTCAGATTGTTTTTCAACTAATGCTGAATGATAAGCCAGTAGAGTTCAGTCTTGAGAACTGCAAAAATGTTATGAACCGCTTTGAAAGGCTGAAAGCGCACGTTCGCAAAGAAGAGAAATTCACCAAACCACACAAAGTGTACCTAACAGGTGTCATTGCTTTTGAGCAAAACTTTTTTCAAAGGGCTTGTGGCGAAGCAGCGCGTGACCGCTTTTTATAAACTACTTATAGTTGATGTATAAACTAATAAATAACGCTAACATCAATACCGCTCGCTATGAGAAAGTTTTTGACAAGTTTTTCCCTTATGTTAGGGACCGCCTTGGTTTTGACCTTGGCTTTACTTTGGTCTTTGAGTCGGACCCTGAAAACGCAAAGAAATTTTTTGCTGGGACTGCTCATTACAACCCTTCTACTCACACCGTCACAGTCTTCGTAGATAACCGTCATCCAAAAGATGTTCTTCGTTCTGTGGCTCACGAACTCGTTCACCACGCACAAAATTGCCGTGGAGAGTTTGATGGAGAGATGGAAACAGGTGAAGGCTATGCACAAACCGACGCACATTTGTCGAAAATGGAAGATGAAGCCTATTTAGTAGGTAATCGTCTTGTTCGTGATTACGAAGACAAGGCGAAAATGAAAAACCAAAAACTTTATGAAAGTTTAATCAAAAAATTTGTGAGGAAATAAAATGGTATCACCAGCAGTAAAAAGAAGAAGAGCCGCCCAACGCGCCGCAGAAGCTGCCGCAGCCAAGGCAAAGGCAGAAGCAGAAGCTAAGGCAGCAGCAAAGCCAAAGGCAAAGCCAGCCCCAAAGCCTGCTCCAAAGCCCGCAGCAAAGCCTGCTCCAAAGCCTGCTCCAAAGAAAAAGGTCGTCAAGAAGAAGACCGAGGAATAAACAATGGACCTTCGCGCAATGACCAGAAGGTTTTTAATGGGTGAGGCTTACACAGCCTCGCCTCGTAGTGTTATTGAGAACCTTATGCAAGTTTTGGAGTCCATGGCTCCAAAGACCCAAAGTGACCGCAGAAAACGTGATGTTGCTTTGGAACAAGTCAATAGACTTCGCAAAGAATACCTCAAAATGGAACGCAAAGTTCAAATGCTTGAAGAACAGGTGAAAACCTTAGAAGAGAATAAAAAATGATTGACCGTATGCAACTAATCAAAGAAGAGATGTTGCGCGATTACATTCGCAAGCAACTTCGCAACCAAGACCAACTGGTTGAGCAAAAAGAAAATGCTCTCCGCAAGGTTATCCGCAAGATGCTTGAAGAAGGCGTTGACACAGAAGGTACAACAGAAAACACAGGTATCAATACACTTGAAGACCTTTTGAGTGGCAACGTTCTCACAACATTTAAAGATAAATACAAACAACTCACCTCTGACCCAGCCGAGCGCGTTTCTTACATTAAACACATGCTTGCTTTTATTGATGATACTTTAAAGCCAGACCAGATTAACGACGAGGCTGCCGAGGAAGCAGAAGCAGAGCCAGAAGAACTTGAAGAAGAAATAAATGTAAAGGTTGGCGATGGTGATGAAGAAGAACTCAATATGGATGACGAGGCTCTTTTCCCAGATATTGACAAACCAGAAAGCGAGAAAAAAGACGACGAAGCCGACGACTTTATTTATGTTTCTCTTGAAGACGAAGACCAAACAGGTCGCGAGTTTGCTATTGATGCTTTTAACAATATGAACTCTCAGATTACAAAAGCTTATTCAAAACTCCGTGACAAGAACGCACAACTCTTTAAGAAATACCTGCTCAAAAACCTTGACCTCCACAGAATGCAAGCCGAAAAGGAACTCCCAGAGCCAAACGATGACTTGGCTAACCTACCCGCCGATGAACTCCCATGAGTGAAGACCGTTCATACGGAAAGTATTTGCGAGACCAAAATAAAATAAACGATGAGTTTGAAGCAATACTTTCCCATCTCACCCTAGAAGAAATAATAGTTTTAAAATTAGAACTCGCCGCAAAACTTACAGGTGGGAAGTTCTATGGCAACTATTTACTGAAGGCAACCAAGTACATGGTTGACCACGCTATTGTACGCTATTCAATAGCGGCTACAAAAACACGAAAAGCAGGTGCTCAGTTTTTGGGCGTAAACCTGCGACACTACAAAGCCATAGTGCAGAGTCTGAGGTTAGGAAAATAAATGTCATTTGGACCACCAGTTACCGGATCACCAACTCAATTTAACGGTCAAACTTTAACTGCCAGTTCGGGGTTGATTACTGGTAGTAGTAGAAGTCAAAATGTCACTCAATCATTCACTATTAGTGCTTCTGTTGATGCAGTTCTAGACATTAACATTTTTTATTCATCCTCAAATGGAAGTCCTAAAGTAGAGTGGAGAAATGGCAAAAACTCATTTTTATTAGCACAATTCACGTCAGCTTCGCTTTCAGGCGTGCCAACAATTGGTGGCACTGGCAGCTATACAGCAAGCTACTTTCTTGGAAATCCAACTTTTAATAACAAATTTATTTTCAGAGAAATTGAAGCGGCTGGGCAACAACTAGATTTTACTGCCAGTTTCGAGCTAAGGACAGCTATTGGTGCGACAGCAGGCTTTCAAGGTGTTCCTGAGTATGGTGATGCCGCAGGCACAGTTACGGTGGGAACCATTCACGAGGGGTTGGGCGATGGTAGGCTTTGGACACCATCCGAGCTTGGTACAACTTTTTATTCTCTGTGGCTCGATGCAGAAAAAGATGGTATTGCTTTTACGGATGCAAATCAACATGCTTATGTTGTGACGCCAAGATTTACTTCAGACGCTGGTGATGGCGACTACGACAACGGAAATTTTTCAGGCTCAGAATCAACAGTTGGCGCTTACCTGATAAACCGTAGAAGGGCATACAACTTTGGTGCAACCGATAATGGCGGTGCTACTGCTGCGGGATACATGTTTAACAAAAGAGTTTATAACGGCGCTGACCATCCAGTATCCCCAACATCAGTGCCACTTGCAGATGCTGACAGGCATGTTTTCGTAGTTTACAGCCACTACACAAACTTGAGCAGTATCTCAAATGATGAAACTATTGTTGGATACGGAGCCAATGGAGTCGACCAAGGAGCGTTTAAAGTACAGACGAACAAGCCTGATGATAGTACAGTGACCAACTTTTTAGGAATGTTCACGGGCTCGACACAAGCGACACCTGCTAATGGTTCCGTAATGACCACATCTTCATTTTTTTCAAATGGATACATCTATAATGGTGGTGCAGGAACAGATACCACTAATAAATCTATTACAGACACTGTTATAGTTGAATCCGCTTTCTCTCCTGATAGCAACATTATAACCATGAGAAAAAATGGAGACCTTGTTTTAAGTTTTAATGTACTTTCTGAAGGTCAGGGTGTGCTCGACACACAATTTGCTAGCACTAAACAATACGGACTTTCGGTTAACATGGATACACAAGCTGCCGATGGAGGTTCGCCAGGAGGCAACTATGGTTCTGGTGATGTTGGAGAAATTTTAGTATTTAAACAAGCGCTTACTGATGCTCAAAGAGAACAAGTAGAAGGGTATCTTGCTTGGAAATGGGGTGCTGTAGAATTTTTAGACGCACGCCACACATACAAAACTGCCCCTCCAGTTATTGAATGGACTATCGAAGAGGGTGCAGAACCTTTTCCCAACGGCACAGCAGATTTTGTAATCTATAGGTATGAAAATTTCTCTTCAGATTATAAAAGAAACACAGACCAAGCACCATTTAGAATTGCTACTCCCGGTGCAATGAGTCTAAGATTCAGACCCTCAGCCTATTCAGCCTCTATTGGTTAATTTTTTCAGAAAAAGGCTTGACTTTCAAATTATTTCAGGTATACTCTAATTCACAAATGTGATACACACTGTGATTAACAATATGTGGTTAACAACTGTTATTGACAGAACTGTTTTACTTAAATTTAATATATATGTCTATTATAATGTGTTATACACTGTGTAACACAGGGAGATAAAATGAAGGCAGATGTTATTGTAGACCTTCAGTATGGCGACTGTGGAAAAGGCAAAGTAGCTCACCACCTAGCCAGAACAAGGAACTACACTCATGTCCTCCGGTACAACGGTGGTTGTAATGCAGGGCACACGATTTACCACAACGGCAAAAAGTTCATAACGCACCACGTCCCTTGTGGTGTTTTTTTTGGTATTAAGTCCATTATTGGTTCGGGTTGCGTTGTAAACCCTCAGCAACTTCTAAAAGAGATTGCAGAGTTGGAAGAGGGTGGCGTTGATACAAAGGGTCTTATCTTTGTAGCCAAAAATGCTCACGTCATTACCCAAGACCATTTGGACGAGGAAAACGCAGAAAAAAAGATTGGCACTACAAAGCGTGGCAACGGTCCTGCTTACCGAGACAAGTACGCTCGCACAGGTATCCGTGCAAAAGACTGCGCTGAGTTGGAGCCATTTTTGATTGACCTCCTCCCAGAACTAAACCAGCCAGAAAATTATGTTCTCTGTGAGGGCGCACAAGGCTTTGGTTTGGATATTGATTGGGGAGACTATCCTTTTGTTACTTCCTCTCACTGTACCACCGCTGGTGCTCTTCTGAACGGTATTCCACCAAAAGCACTCAACGAGGTCTGGGGAGTAATGAAGTGCTACGAGACTTATGTCGGTGCAAAGAAGTTTGAGTTGAACAACCCTGTCTTCTCAAAGATTCGCACCATTGGCAAGGAGTACGGTGCAACAACTGGTCGTCCTCGCCAAGTAAGCTGGACTGACATGAACTTGGTCAGTAATGCTATTTTGGTCAATGGCGTGACTCACGTTGTTGTCAACAAAATGGACGTTCTTGACGAAGTTGGAACTTGGAACGTTTTTGATCAAGATGGTCAAGTCAATGTTCTCAATAATCAAGAGGGCTTTCAAAATTATTTTTTGAACTTTCTCAAAGACGAGTTCCCCACTGAGGGCATCAATACCCACTTTTCATCTAGCCCAGAAATGATTTAGGAGATAAAATGAACAAGTACAAGGTACATTTCAAGAACGACTCTACTGGAAAAGCCTACGATAAAAATTTTTCTGCCAACACTTTTGAAGAAGCTTATTACGAAGCAACAGAGCTACGTTACCAGTTCATGGAGTCAAAGGAGAAGGGTTGGCGTATCGTTGGTGTTTACGAAATTCTTTATGACGAGCAGAAGTACGCAACACTTGTAAACTAGATACTTGTAGAGGTATTTTTTATGTTATTGAAGAAAGGTTCATCTGGACATCAAGTAGTAGAACTCCAAGAGGGCTTAGAAGCACTAGGCTATGAGTTAGGAGCCTGCGACGGAGCATTCGGTCCAGCAACAGAAAAAGCAGTAAAAACTTTCCAAGCCTATCAGGGTCTAAAAGTTGATGGTCTTGTCGGCAACGGTACGATTGGAAAAATCAACGAGCTTTTAAAAGAAAAAGGACACGACCTCATTGGCGAAGATGAACAAAACGAAGAAGACCTTCCACCTACAGAAAAGCTCGGCTGGGTTAAGTGTCCAGCAGATAAGTTCCCCGGTAGGGCTGGCTACACTCGTGTAACACTTCGCACGGACGCAGCACAGGCTTATAACGCGCTTTATCAAGAGGTTCAAGACCTTGGTGGTTATCTAACCTCCGCTGGTGGTCGAAGAGGCTTGGCGTCAAAGTCAGGCGCAGCACGTTCTAAAAAGTCTATGCACTATGTTGGTCTAGCGTTTGACATGGCTCTTCCAACAGGCATGTACAAGCCAGACAAAGACCCTTATGTCATTGAAGACATTGGTGGTCGTCGTTGGCGAGTTTGGATGCGCTGTGATGAAGGCGAGGAAATGACCATCGAGGGCACATACGTGACCCGCTCTGGTGGCAAGACCAAACTAAACAAAAAAGAAGTCACAGGGACTTTTGTAGACTTTACAGCACTTGCACTAAAACACGGTTTCCATTCTATCCGCGCTCGTAGCTCTTTTTTCAGAGGTGGCTCATACGGTGGAGCAGAGTGGTGGCACTTTCAGTATGAAAGAGGTCTAACCAAAGGTGAATCAACTTTTGGAGACGAGCTTCTAAAAGTTTATTCTCTAGATAAGTGCAAGAGATTCATTTACTGGAAGCAGTCAAAAGACTGTGTATTTGGAAAGAATTGGTTCTAATGAAAAAAAAGTACACCATTGTTGTTTCGACACTCAAACGAGAAGAGAAAAAAATTTTTGTATTACAAGATAAGACATTTGCCGAATGTGCTTCTTGGTCTTATCAAAAATGCCATGAACTAATGGGCAGCACTGGTGTAAACTGGTATATATGCAGTATCTCTGATGACTGCGACATCGACCCCTCAAAAGCAATTTCTTAGTCCATCAAGACCGCCAAGGGGGTGATTTCCATTAGGTCTGGGCTAACCCACAGGGAGGCACGGGGTAAAAGGTGTCTCAACAAGCTAACTCAAAGCAAGGAAACAACTGAATGACACATTATTATTGGGCAGATAGTAAGACCCAAAAAAAGAAAGAGCAAGAGGAGGCAGAGGAGAAACAGCCTCAAATTTTTATTGTAAATGACGGACCCTCTGGTCCTCCCCCCGGCATCGCAGTTGATTCTCACGACAACTGCATTATGTTTTACGGAGAGGTAAATGGTGACAACGCAAAGTTGCTCAACAAAGCCCTCCGCACAATGGATAAAGACCTACAAGTAGTAAAGGTGAAGTATGGAGTCCAAGTACCTATCAAACTCTACATCAACTCTTATGGAGGAAGCATTTTTGCTGGCTTCTCAACGGTTGATACGATTAAGTCTCTCGGCACGCCCGTTCACACCTATATTGACGGTTCTGCCGCTTCCGCTGCTACACTTATTTCAGTAGTTGCAGACAAGCGCTTCATTCACCAAAACTCTTTCATGCTTATCCACCAACTGTCATCAGTTATGTGGGGCAAGTACGAAGAGTTCAAGGATGAAATGGAAAACTTGGACATGCTAATGTCCCGCATCAAGGACATTTACAAGGAACATTGTTCCATTCCAAAAAAGGAACTGGACGAGATTTTGAAACACGACCTATGGCTCGACTCTGCGAAGTGCGTAAAGTGGGGCTTAGTCGATGAAATAGTATAGTTATAGTATGGACACCCTTGTTCTATCATCAGCATACCAGCCGATGGCTCAAGTCTCTTGGCAAAAAGCCATCTCTATGTGGTTCGCAGGACGTGTTGAAATCGTAGAAGTCTACGAGGACAAAAAAATAAAAACAGTGGATGAGGCTATTCCGGTCCCATCCATTGTTCGTTTTGTGGGCAATGTCATAAAGAAGTTTCGCTTCAACCGAGTTGTAAAGTTCAGCCGAGAAAATGTTTTTATTCGTGATGAAGGGCAGTGTCAATACTGCGGCATTGAAATGACAAAGGCTAACTTCACCCTAGACCACATTATTCCGTCCTCACAGGGCGGTAAGAAGGTTTGGAGCAACATAGTGGCTTGTTGTAGGCGCTGCAATCAGAAAAAAGGCAACAAGTCCTTGAAACAAGCAGGCATGAAACTTCGGCGTAAGCCAGACACGCCAGTTGAGTTGGTTGTTGAGAATAGTAAAAAGTTTGGCAGAAACATTCCAAAAACTTGGTTAGACTACATTTTTTGAGGTGAAAAGTGAAAGGTATTTTTAGACTCTGTGATTACGAAGTGGGCGAGCATCTTTACGAGCACAAAAATGGTGAATGGGTACTCTATGGAGTTGTCGAGAAAAAAGAAAATTGTTTTCTCCACATTCGCAACACTAAACACGGTGTTATTATGGTTGTTCGCACCGACATTCTATCGAAGGAAGGCTTTATTTCAAAGGTTGGAAAGTGAAACAAGAATTTGTTATTTTTACTGGTCCTATGTTTGGCGGCAAAACTTCGCGAATGCTCTCGCGCTTAGAGCGAGCCAAGTATCAAAAAAAAGTTATCAAGCTGTTCAAACCAAAAATGGATACACGCTATTCAACTGAGTCTGTTATTTCTCACAATGGTAACCGTTGGACTTCTACAAACATTGAGCTTGGAGAAGACATTCTAGACCACCTCGGTAGAGCAGATGTAATAGCAGTTGATGAAGCGTTTATGATTCCAAACGTAGCCGACATTCTTATCAACCTGTACAAAGATGGCAAAACAGTTTATGTCTCTTCTCTTCAGCTTTCTTCGGTGGGAGAACCCTTTGAAGAAATGACAAAGATATTTCCCTATGCTACAAAAATAGAAGTATGTCCAGCAGTTTGTTTTTGTGGCGAAGACGCTTATTATTCCATTCGACTAACTGATGTAAAAGATGAAGTATCTGTGGGTGGTAAAGGCGACTACGAACCACGCTGTAAAGAACATACACATCACATGCACAAAAACACTTGACACAAGCTCTAAAACGCAGTATAATGAGGGCATGAAAAAGAAACAAGCCATCAAAGACTTCAAAGAAGAGTTTCTTTTGAGCGATGATTATGAATACACATTTGCTCAAGATGACCATGGCAAGTCCTTAGACATTCTTGTACCCGAAGCCCACGCACAGTATTTGAGGGGGAAACTTCCAAGACGCTGGAACGGTCTTCGGGTACTTATTATTTCACTGAAGAAAAGAGAAGAATACGACGCCGACGAAATTTAAGATACGGCTCCATAGCTCAACTGGATAGAGCATCGGTCTTCTAAACCGAGGGTTGCAGGTTCAAGTCCTGCTGGGGTCGCCATGCGGGTGTAGCATAACTGGTAAATGCACTGTTCTTATAAAGCAGAGATAGTGAGTTCAAGCCTCACCACCCGTACCAACACAACAAAGAGAGGTAACAATGTTTGTAGATGATAAACACTTTGAGAAAGAAGCCGCCCGTGTTTTTTGGGCTTTTGTTGTAGCCTTCGCCGCTACCGCTGGTCTTTTTCTTTACTTGGGTAATGGACTATAAAATGACCACAAAGGAATTGTTTTACGGTATTCTTGGCACTACATTCGTTGCCTTATGTTTGTATCGTATGATACCCGGAATTTATAACTTAATCCTTAACTGAACGCCTAAAAGCGGTATAATAACATTATGAAAGACAACGTAGGACACCTTTTTGTAGAAGCAGCAAAGAAGAAGCTATTAGCAGATATCTCTGACGCCGAAGCAAAAATAAATTTATACACAACTGTTCCGGTTGGCGTCGGTGAGCACCCAAACATCACGGAAGAGATTATAAAAGCTGCCGAAGCAGGTGCCCACGCTCAAGAAGTCCTAGACTTTCTTGAAAATGCGCTCCCGTAGTTTAACGGTCAGAATACCGGATTTTCACTCCGGTGGCAGGGGTTCGATTCCCCTCGGGAGTACCAGATGATTAGAAAAGTTTATTCACTTGATAAAGTAGACCCATTTGAAATGCCAACAGAAACACAACTTCCAAATGGTGGATATTCACCAAACACAGAACGCAGTCAACTAAAAGCATACTCAGAACTAGTTGACCACCCAGCCCATTACAACCAAGGTAAAATCGAAGCTATCGATGCTATTCTTGATTGGGGGCTTGACTTCATTGAAGGTAATGTTGTCAAGTATGTTATTCGTTCAAGGCACAAAAGTTCTCGCCTTGGCGACTTGAAGAAAGCCAGATGGTATCTGGATTATTTGATTAATAAATTAGAAAAGGAGAAAAAATGAGTACAGTGACAACCACACTACAAACAGTTGTAGACCAACTCACACAGGCTCTTGCTGACGCAGAGAAGACTGACTCTGGCAACAAGGCTGCTGGAACTCGTGTGCGTAAGACCGCGCAGTTTGCTGTCAATGAGCTAAAGACCCTTCGTAAGCAGGTTCTTGAAGTTCGCAACAGCGATAACTAAGATGTATAAAGGTCGCTCAGACTACGAAGCGATGCGGGACTCTGTTCTTTGGGCAGAGTCCTTTTTTCTTAAAATGAGGAACTATTTAGTAAGGCATTCCAAGAGAATAGTTCTTCATGTTCGCAGAGTTTTCACTAAAAAGTAAAATATCATTATTCGTTTGTACTTTCATTATGTCTTGCTACTTTGTTATGCAAGTCATGTTAGAGGCAGGCGCGCTTCCTTTGACTCACCATGTGATTCACTTTGGAACCGCCTGCATTTCTTTATTTATCATGCCTTTCGGTGTTATCTTAATGGAGATAATAGGAAGGTATCAGCGAGATAAAGTAAAGAAAAAAGCATTAGAAAGAATTTTAGATGAATCTTGCCTTGTTTCACGAACAGACCGCCAAGGCAGAATCACAGAAGTAAACGATAAGTTCTGCGAGGTTTCAGGTTATTTAGCACAGGAACTTTTAGGACAAGACCACAAACTCCTAAACTCAGGCTTACAACCCCGTTCTTATTGGGGAAACATGTATACCGTCACAGTCAAGTACAAGTCCATTTGGCATGACATTGTGACTAACAGAGCGAAAGACGGTAGCCTTTACCATGTAAAGACATGGATTATGGCGAACTTTGATGACCAAGGTAAGCTTTCAGGCTTCCTTTCAGTTAGACAAGATGTAACCAACCTTGTAGAAACATTACAACAAGTAGATAAAAAGAATGACTATCTGGAACATGCCGCAAAGATTTTGCGACACGACATGCACTCAGGCATCAACACTTATCTACCAAGAGGCATCAAGTCCTTAGAAAGACGGCTAGAAAAGAAGCCAGACGTCGCAAAGCAGCTAAACCTATCCATGCCTCTAAAACTAATAAAAGACGGTCTGGCACACACACAGAAGGTTTATAGCGGTGTCTTTGAGTTTACCAACTTGGTTCGCAAAGATGCCTCGCTCAATAGAAAGCCTCACGACACAAAAGAAATTTTGAGAAACTACTTGAGTTTGACTTCTTACTCTGACCAAGTTGTTATTGACGGAAACTTACCAGTTCTGGAAGTAAATGAAGCACTTTTTTGTACAGCCATCGATAACATGATTCGCAATGGCTTGAAGTACAACGACTCAAAAACAAAAATGATTATGATCAAAATGGTCGATGATGAGACCCTTGCTGTAATAGACAACGGCAGAGGAATGTCTCAAGAAGATTTTGAAGAACTTTCTAAACCTTATCTCAGAAAGCAAGACCAGAAAGAGAAAGGCACAGGATTAGGACTATCTATTACAACCGCCATTTTGAAAGAACACGGTTATGAAGTTTCTGCAAAGAAACAAGAAACAGGAACCATGATGAGGATAAAAATAAAATGATTAACTCTATTCTATTAGTTGATGACGAAAACCTTTTCCATCTCGTCTTTGAGGATGCTTGCTCTCTATTGGACATCACGCTAGACTTGCAAAGTATCTCTTCCTCAGACGAAGCAGCAAAGATGTTTGAGGATTGGAAAGGTCACCCAGAAGATAAACCAGAGTGTGTTTTTGTTGACCTAAACATTATTGGTTCATCTTTCGATGGCATTGAACTTATTCGTAAAATTAACTACGAGTACGGCAACGGAGTTGTTATTGGCATCATCTCATCTTCAACCGACGAAGCAGAAATAACAAAAGCAGTTTCCGCAGGTGCTCAGTTTTGGATTGTAAAGTCAGATGAAATCGAACCACGCCTTGAAGAGTTCCGTAGAGATTACGCAGGTTATAAGGACAGAAAAGCACCATTCAAGGTCTACAAATGAAGTTCTCACAAGAAATGAAGTCGGCACTTATAGAAGTTGCCGAGAAAAGAAACATTTATCTTGAAGGTAACATTATCAAGATAATAGATGCTGAAGACGATAAAGCTTTTGCCGACTATCTTAAAAAGGCAAAAGAGCAAGACACAGACAACCGCAAGAAAAGGTTGGAGATAACCAAGCAAGTCCAGCGACAATATAAAGAACTCCTTGAGGAAAAAGAAAAAAATGACACTCTCATGGACGAACTTAAAGAAGCCCTCGGTCTTGCAGAGGAAGCAAAGAAAACAGCACAGAATGACTTAGACGTGCTGCAAAAGCGCACTCAGTTTGAACTCATAGGCAAGATAGTTTCCGTCGCTCTGTGGGTCATTATGGGCGTAGGAGTGACAACCACTGCCCTCTACATCTTTGCGATGATTACGAAGTTTGACACAACTCTAATTGGCAATGCTTGGTCAAACTTATTCGGCATCCTTCTCACTAACTCCTTCAGTATTATAGGAACTATCATGGGTGTGAAGTATGCGAGCAACGAGTCCAAAGAAAAGAGTTGACAAACTCGTAAAACCTGTTATACTACATAAGTAAATAAACGCCGGAATAGCTCAACTGGTAGAGCAACCGCCTTGTAAGCGGTAGGTTGGGGGTTCAAGTCCCTCTTTCGGCACCAACTAATATAGGAGGGGAGATGCTACTAAAAGTTTCTAAAACACACCCTAACGCAAAACTGCCCTCACGGGCTAACCCATCTGACGCAGGCGCAGATGTTTTTTATTGTCCAAGCGAAGAAGGTCATTTTAGCTTTGTTCGTTTAGACCCAGGTGATTCAGTTGTTCTGCCAACGGGTCTCAAAGTAGAGGTTCCACACGGATACATGCTAGAAGTAAAAAACCGTTCTGGCATGGCTGCTAAAAAGAATCTTCTAGTTGGAGCTTGTGTCGTAGACTCTGGATACAGCGGAGAAATCTTTGTAAACCTACACAACGTGGGTAAAACAAAGAAGTTGGTACAGGAAGGAGATAAGATTGCTCAATTGGTTCTTGTTCCTGTTGTTCAGTGGCGAGCTTGCGAGGTTCACGAGGGTGAGCTTTACAACGACCCACTAACCATTTCAAATAGGGGCAGTGGTGCCCTCGGAAGCACAGGAGAGTAAAATGGAAATTGTTTCTTGGAAGGATAAGTTGACTGAGGCTGTTGGTAATGACTTTAATAAGCGAGTCACACTAACTCATAAGGATAAAACTTCTGTTTTCACGCACACAGGCGAGGGTACAGACATGGCTCTCAAAGAGCTAGGTTCTTATCATACTCTAGCTGAGACTGTGGCAGTTCAACCATTTACTTCACGAGGAGCTTGCAACGTTATTGACTCACTTCGCGATGAGTCACTAATGGGCGGTTACTACCGTGGCTCTGGTGAGTTTGCCGACCACCTTGCGGGAGTATTTCAGCAAGACGGTCTAGCTTACAATGAGGGCTGGATTGAGGTAGAGATGGACCAAATGGACCACAAGCGTGCTATGGCTACTGTGACCTGTACTGTAAACACAAACGTAAAGACTGTCCTTGAGGCTGGAGATAATCAGCTTTTTGGTTGGACCGCAGAGGTCTACACTGACTTGGGTCGTCTTGAGATTGAATGCTAGGAGAAAAAAATGACACTGAAAGAACAACAAAAGCAAATTGACAAACTACAAGCAAGAATTACCGACCTTGTAGACGAACTACGCTCCACACAAGCTGACGTTAGACAGTTTAAGTCAGCAGTAGCAAAGGACATGAAGCGACTTGTAGAAGAAACAAAGAAGTGAATCACCTTTACTCTAGAAAGATAAACGAAGCCATCGAGGCAACAAAAGTTTATCTTGAACAAGTTGTTGAGAAGCCAGACCCCGCTTTTGCGGGGTTTGCGCCTTGCCCCTTTGCGAGAAAAGAAAGACTTAACGACAGTATTATGTGGCACGCTCAACGCATCATTATTGACGAGCCAGATGAGAAACTTTTACAAGTCTTAATAACTTTTTTAGAAAAAAGTGAAAAAAAGTCGCTTTTAATACTTGACCCTTTCTCCAAAATAGGGTATAAAGAGACTGAAGCGTTTGGGAGACACTTTAAGCGCTTCGTAAAGGAGTTGGGTTTGTCGGCAATAGTTTTTCACCCTGACCACCCTTACAGTATCGGTGGTGTAAAAACTCGTTGTTCGCCTTACCCAATGTTGAATGTAGGTCTTGACAAAGACTTCCAAAGTGGGTATAATACCCTTCGTAAAACAGACTACTATTCAAAGTGGTCCCTAAAAGAGTTGAAGAAAATCAACCGTGAAAAGGAGTTCAAAGATGGATGACATGGAGTTTAGCGTTTTGCTTCCCGCTGGTGTTAGCTTTGATTACTCAACCCGTGATTCGTTTTATGACAACGACTATGGCGTCGGACGAGACGATGACACTAACCTCTTCGACAGCTATGATGACGACGAGGACGACTACGACAATGAGGACTGCTGGTAATGACAAAGGTTCAAGAAGTTATTAAGAACATTTCTGAGACAGAAGGGCTAACAACGGTCGAGGTTCTAGAGAAATACCCCGACCTAAAGACCCTTCTGCACGAGGAAGAGCTTCAAGAAAAAAAGAAAGACCTTAGCGAAAATAAGCAACTACTTAAAGGGTGAAAAATGACTAACTATGTTGAGTTCTATAACCGCATTAGTAAAAACGTCACACACTGTCCAAAGACAGGTCTAGAAGGACAACCAGTATCGGGCAACCCACTTGTTTGGTACGTTGTTACACACGATAAAAAGAAACAAAAGAAAACACGTTTCTGGTCTTATGCCACCGGGCGAGAAGTATCGCCAGAATCACAAGATACAAACGTAACTTAGGGAGAGGAAAATGAAAGATTTTATTATTGTTTTGAGTTTTATGGCTGTTGTGTTTGCTGCTTGCGACACCAAGAAGGAGGATACCACCACAAGTGACACCTCTGTCGTTGAGCAGAAAGATGCAGCATCACCAGATGCGACCCCGGTTGAAGACGCAACAACCGTTGAGGATACCGCAACTGTCGATGATGCTGCATCCACTCCAGCCGACGCAACAGCGGTAGCAGACATTCTGGGAGACGGTTTCCCAAATGTTTCCGACGCAGTTGCTGCTCCTGACGCTGCAACAGATAGCGACAGCTAAACAAAAAATAAAAACTGAATATGCATTTAGGGGGGAGGCGAAAGCCTCCCTTCTTCTTTTTGGGAACTATTTATAATAATGGCAAAGCGAACTTATGTGCTCGACACAAATGTTTATCTAACCGACTCGCACTGCTTCAAAAAGTTTGGCAGAAACGACATTATACTGCCACTCAAAGTTCTTGAAGAAATCGATAAACACAAAAAAAGACAGGACGGCGTAGGTGCAAACGCCCGACACACTATTCGTCTTCTTGACGAACTTCGTGCAAAAGGAAACCTTCACAAAGGTATCCGAATCGACAAAGGTTTTGGCATCATTAGGGCTGTTTATTCAGATGTATCTGCTCTTCCACCAGAAATGGATAAGAGAGACCCTGACAACATTATTATTGCAGCCGCTCTAAACGAAAAGCAAAACAACCCAACAAGAAAAGTTATTATTGTTTCTCTCGACATCAACCTGCGTGTACGTTGTGATGCGCTGGGTATTGACTGTGAGGGATACGATGAAAACCAAGTCGTAAAGCGCGAAGAGAACATTTACACAGGCTTTACCAAACATTTAGTCGATGACCAGACCATCGACCACTTCTACCAAGGCGAGAAGCTTTTTATCGACAAAGAAGAAAAAAAATTACTTCCCAATGAGTTTGTAATGCTTGTTTCTTCTTCCAATGATAAGAAGACCGCTCTATCTCGCTTTATAAGTTACAACAAACCACTTGTAAGAGTGGATGAGTACAAACACGGAATCTGGGACGTAAAACCAAGAAACAAGGAACAGGCTTTTGCCTTGAACCTACTTATGGACCCCAACGTCCCGATTGTCTCTCTTGTAGGCGCAGCAGGGTGCGGCAAGACTCTACTAGCCATCGCAGCAGGTATGGAACAGACTCTCGACGAGGGTCAATACGAGCCTATTTATAAAAAATTAGTTGTATCCCGACCTGTTATGCCTATGGGAAGGGATATTGGCTTCCTACCGGGAACCTTGGAAGAAAAAATGGCTCCATGGCTTGCTCCTATCCAAGATAATTTGAAGTTCCTAATGGGAGATGACCGTGTAGCACTGGAAATGTACTCTGAACGCGGTCTTATCGAGATAGAAGCACTCACCTACATTCGCGGTCGTTCTATCGCAAATGCCTTCATCATTATCGATGAAGCCCAGAACTTAACAATACATGAGTTAAAGACTATAATAACCAGAGTTGGCGAGGGAACAAAAATAGTTCTCACAGGCGACGTTGAGCAAATCGATAACGTTTACATCGATGCACGCTCATCCGGTCTAACTTATGCACTTGAAAAGTTCAAGCCTTATGAGTTAGCAGGACACATCTCGCTGCAAAAGGGCGAACGCTCCAAAGTAGCAACCCTTGCTTCAAAGGTATTATAATGGAAACAATAACAGAAGAGCAGGTTGTAGAAAACGACCTCAAACACGTTTTTGTCAAGAGAGAGACAAAGCTAAAAGAACTCATTGTTGATTACATTGGTGAAACACTCCACCCACAAGAACCTGAAGTCACTGTTGAAGACATAGTAAAAATCTTCGCAGATGAGTTTCCAGAGTTCCTTTCAGTCGTGGCAGAAGAAAATTTTATTAGAGGCTACGCACAAGCATTCAAAGATTTAGACAAAAACCCTTGACAACGCACTCCTGTGGTGTTATATTGTTAGCACAACAGAAGAGGTATACATGGCTCACATTTCGTATTCTGAACTCGCTAAGTGGGATTTCTGTCCTTACGCTCGTAAACTTATCTACGAGGATAAAGTTAGAAAGTTCAAAGGCAACATTTTTACCGGCTTTGGCTCTGCTATTCACTCCGTCTGTGAAAAGTATTTTGAGTCTGGTCGAGAACTAGATAAAAAGTTTTTCTTTGGAGAGGCGTTCCGCAAGCAGTTAAAAACCTTAGAGAAGAACGGTGAGAAGTTTACCGAGAAACAAATCACAGATTTTTACAACCAAGGTCTTGCCATCACCGAAGAACTTGATGCTGGCTTTGACAAATACTTTGGAACTGACTTTGAGTTTGTAAAAGCAGAAGATACCCTTATGGAAGGCATTGGTGAATTCACTGATGCTGATTATAAGTTCAAGGGGTACATCGACCTTATCATCAAAACCAAGGACGGCAAGTATCACATTATTGATTATAAGTCTTGCTCTTGGGGTTGGGATGCAAAGAAGCGTTCTGACCGTATGGTGACTTACCAACTCACATTGTACAAGCGCTACTGGTCGCAGAAAATGGGTATTCCACTTGACCAGATTGAGACGCACTTTGCCCTGCTGAAACGCACAGCAAAGGTTGGACAAAAGGTGGAAATTTTCCGTGTGACTTCCGGTCCAAGAAAAACCACAAATGCACTTAACTTGTTGAAAAAAGCCTTGTACAATGTGAATACACAAAACCATATGAAGAACCGTTTATCTTGTCAAAAGTGCGAGTTCTTCAATACTCCACATTGTACATAGGATAAACATGCCAGAGGACATACAGAAGAAAAAAATATTGGTCTTATCTGACCACCCAATGTCACCTTCGGGTGTCGGCACACAAACCAAATACTTCGTTGAAGCCCTGCTGAAGACCGGACGATATAAGTTCCTGTGCTTTGGCGGGGCTATTCAACATGAGAACTACCAGCCGCAAAAAACTCAAGAATGGGGAGATGATTTAATCATTTACCCAATTAAAGGGTATGGAGACGTTCACATAGTCAGAGAAGCGCTTTGGGTAGAGAAACCCGACGCTGTTTGGATTATGACCGACCCACGCTTTTGGGCTTGGTTGTGGGAAATCGAAGAAGAGATTCGCTCACACTGTCCTCTGGTATACTACCATGTTTGGGACAACTACCCTTATCCAAAGTTCAATAGAAAGTTCTACCTTTCTAACGATGCTATTGCAACCATCAGCAAAGTTACTGATGACATTGTTGCTACGGTAGCACCAGAGGTAAAGCGCAAGTACATTCCTCACGCTGTGCCACCGGACTTTTCACTCTTCCCAGAAGAAGAAAGGCAGAAGTTTAGACAAGAAAACTTTGGCGAAGACGCAGATAAGTTTACAATTTTTTGGAACAATAGAAACGCGAGACGTAAACAATCTGGCTCACTTATTTTTTGGTTTAAGAAATTCTTGGACCGTGTTGGAGACGATCAGGCTGTGCTTATCATGCACACCGACACTAAAGACCCACACGGTCAGGACTTGGATGCGATTATTAAGGAGCTAGGTTTAACAGACGGTCAGGTAAAGTTTAGTAGACAAAAAATGCCAGCCGCAGCCCTTGCAAGACTGTACAACGCCTGTGATGTAACTGTAAACATTTCAGATGCTGAAGGTTTTGGTCTCGCAACATTGGAATCCCTTGCTTGTGGAACGCCTATTGTTGTTAACATGACGGGTGGTCTTCAAGAGCAAGTCACGGACGGCAAAAACTTTTTTGGCGTTGGGATTGAGCCAGCTTCAAAAGCAATTATTGGCTCGCAAGAAATTCCATTTATCCGCGAGGATAGAATGAACGAGGATGACCTTGTTAACGCTCTTTATGAACTGTGGTCAAAGAGTCACAAAGCTCGCCGCCAAATAGGTGAAGAGGGCAGAAAGCACGTTGAGAAGAACTACTCCTTTGAACAGCTTGAGAAAAACTGGGTAGAGTTTATGGACGAAGTTCTTGAAGAGAATGGTTCTTGGGATACCCGCAAAGGATACAAGGCTTGGGAGCAACTATCAGTATGAAGAAGATTATTGTAAAGGGTCCAGCCCTATCACAAACTGGATACGGAGAACAAACACGATTTGCTCTCAGAGCACTTCGCTCACGACCAGACCTTTTCGACATTTATCTTATGAATTTGGAATGGGGAAAGTCAAACCACATTATCGAAGATGACGAAGAAAGAGAGTGGTTAATTAAAACAATTCAAAAAACGGCACACTACATCAACGCTGGTCAGATACAGTTTGACATCTCCCTTCAGGTTACTATTCCAAACGAATTTGAAAAGATGGCTCCGGTCAACATTGGTTATACAGCGGGCATTGAGACAACGAAGGTTGCCCCACAGTGGTTACAGAAGTGTAACGAGGTTATGGACAAGATAATCGTTGTTAGCAACCACTCTAAGGACGTTTTTGTCAATACTGTGGTGGAAGCACAGGACCGCAACGGTAACAAATTCCCATACAAACTAGAGAAGCCGGTAGAGGTTGTGAACTACCCTGTTCGCCCACAAAACCCCACAGAGGTGGAACTCGACCTCCCGCACGATTTTAACTATCTTCTAGTCAGCCAGTGGGGTCCAAGAAAGAACTTTGAGAATGCTATTCGATGGTTCGTTGAGGAGAACATCGACCAAGAAGTGGGACTTGTTGTAAAGACCAACTCTTTCAAGAATTGCACTATTGACCGACAATACACACAAAACCGTCTACAAGCTCTTCTCGCGCCGTATAAGGACCGAAAGTGCTCTGTGACACTCCTTCATGGTTACATGAGCGAAACGGAGATGCAGGCGCTTTACAGACACGAAAAAATTAAGGCTTTTATCAACATCGCTCACGGTGAGGGATACGGTCTTCCACTTTTTGACGCTGCCATTGCTGGGCTACCGATTATTACCATCGGGTGGTCAGGTCAATGTGACTTCTTGTATGTGCCAGAAAAGGACAAGAAGGGCAAGGTAAAAAAGAAAGGAAAATTCTTAAAAGTGGACTTTGATGTTCTTCCTGTACAACGAGAGGCGCATTGGGAAGGGGTTATTCAACCAAACTCACAATGGGCGTTTGCTAGGGAGGGCTCGTATAAGATGGCGCTTCGTAAAATGAAAAACGAACATCATGTCTATCAGGGGCTTTCCAAATCTTTGCAAAAGTGGGTTTTAGAAACCTTTGAAGAAAGCAAGCTAAACAGTCAGTTTGTTGAAAGTTTGGGAATTGAAGAACCAGAAGAACAAGTAATGGTACTATGAAAAACTTAGTATTTGTTGGGCAATTTCGAGATGCTTCGGGTTATGCTTCTGCTGCACGAGGTTATTTGGAGATTCTATCTGAATTAGAGAGGGAAAGCGGATACAATCTTTTTACCCTGTCAATAAATTTTGAACAAAAAAATTCTGCACCTGACTCTGTGCTAGATTTAATTGAAAAACACGAGATTAAAACAAAGGCTATAGTAGACAAAATTCAAGAAAGTGATTATTCTGTTCTTTGGCATTTGCCTCCTCCGGTAATGACATGGATGGAAAACTTGGATAGGTTGCCTCCACAACTTAAGGAGTCATTTCGCCTCTTTAAGACTCTTATTGATAATTGTAGCGAGAATCACAGCATTACCACTTGGGAAACAGACAAAATACCTTCGTATTGGAAAGGGGTGCTAGAGAAGCACAACACAAAGATTAATTTTGTTCCATCACGTTGGAATTGCGAATCCTACAAAAAAACTGGTATCGAAACTGAACTCTTGCCGCACTACATCAGTCCAGTTGAAAATACAGCCAAGAAGGCTGTAAAACTCCCTTCACTCGATGGGAAGTTTACTTTTTTTGCAATGAGTCAATGGGGTCACCGCAAGGGCTTTGAGCCATTGCTGAGGGCATACTTTTCAGAATTTAAGAGCCAGACAGATGTTGCTTTGGTGATTAAAACATACGTTGATAACACTAGCAAAGAGGGTTCAACAGCATTTAAGCAAATAGCAGACCAAATAAAAACAATTAAAGCAGGGGTCTTTACGGATGAAAAAAACACACCACCCGCCTGCCCTGTTTATGTCCTTGTAGATGTTTTGTCAAGGGAAAAAATAAATTATCTCTACGATGTTAGTGATTGTTTTGTTCTAGCAACAAGAGGCGAAGGATTTGGGCTAACTATTGCCGAGGCTGCATCGTTTAACAAGCCGGTAATTGTTCCAGATAAGGGTGGTCATGTAGATTACCTAGAGCCAAACGCATTGATGTTTGGTTGCCATTTGGCTCCGTGCTATAAACTTCCAAACTATGAATGTGGTTCAAACTATTATGAGCCTGACGTGTTGTCCTTGATGGAAAAAATGAGGTATGCGTTTGACAATAGAGAAGAGTTAGCTGCAATTGCAAAAAACAACTCTAAAAAGCTAAGTGACCATTGTGGCAAGGACAACATAAAAAGAATCCTTACAGACTCTTTTAGTTTTGAGAAAGCTACACCGCTTATCTCTTCTCCAAAAAGCACCACTAATCGATTGAAATCTAAGCTTTCCTCCATGGAAAGTCTGGAGAAAAAAGTCTCGCTTTTAAAAGACTCTTATAAGGGCGACACTTGCTACATCTTAAACTGTGGTCCCTCATTGAAGGACTATAGCAGGAAACAGTTAAAAGAAAAATTATCTGATAAGCTTGTTTTCGCAGTTAAGCAAGCCTACGAGTATTGCCCAGAGGTGGTAGACTTTCACTTCTTTAATTGTTCAAACCTGCCAAGCCCCAACGCGGGTGTGCATTACGATTATAAAGAATCAAACCCAATTGTCGTAGGAAGTTCAAATTATGACAAGGGCATGAGATGGTCAGCTTTGCAGCACGACGACTTATTTTTTAAGATTCCAATAAGAACAGAAATAGACAATGAGTTTTTAGCTGTTACAAAAAAGTTTGAAGATTACCCACTGGAAGCCCAAAGACCATGTGGTCCAGGCATAATGTATGAAACTGTAATACAAACTGCGGTTCATCTTGGTGTTAAAAAAATAGTTGTATTGGGATGGGATTTGACTTATAATAAAGTTGATGAAGACAATTACAAACACTTTTACGGCAACACACAAGGTCTTGTGAATCGTGGTGACATTCTTGATTGGGAAATAGAAACCACTAGAGCAGCAACAAAAGAGATGTTTTATTGGTTAAAAGAAAGTGGAATTTCGCTTACAATAGTATCAGACATTAGTAGCCTTTATGAAGGCATTCTACGGGAGAAATTGTGACATACATAATCGCAGAAATTGGTATTAACCACAACGGCTCGCTAGAGAACGCAAAAAGACTTATCGATGTAGCCTCATTAGCTGGCTGTGATGCAGTCAAGTTTCAAAAGCGAAATCCAGACGTTTGTGTTCCAGAGCATCAAAAAAATGTAATGAGAGAGACGCCATGGGGCACGATGACCTACCTTGAGTACAAATACAAGGTAGAGTTTGAGAAAGATGAGTACGACGAGATTGATAGATACTGCAAAGAGAAGGGTGTTGAGTGGTCTGCATCTCCATGGGATTTGGACAGCCTACAATTTTTATCAAATTACGAAATCCCCTTTATTAAAATCCCTTCAGCTATGCTTACAAACGAAGAGTTGATTAGGGCTAGCTCTAGGTGGTCTGCCGAGAGAAACAAAGAATTAATTGTTTCTACTGGTATGAGTACCGTAGAGGAGATTGATAAAGCAGTTGAGTGGATGAGAGAAGAGGGCACAGAATTTGCCTTATTACATTGCAACAGCAGTTACCCCGCTCCAGTGGACGAGTTAAACCTGTCATGCATTAAAACCCTTAAAGACCGTTACGGCTGTAAGGTTGGCTACAGTGGACATGAATTCCGTCTTGGTACTTCTGTTGCTACAGTTATGTTGGGCGCAGAGATTATTGAACGACACATTACTCTTGATAGAACAATGTGGGGAACAGACCAATTGTCTTCTGTAGAGCCACAAGGGCTTATTAAGCTTGTAAGGGGCGTTAGAGAGCTTGAGCAGGCTCTTGGAGACGGGACAATTGGAGTCACCGATACGGAACTTCCATTTCGTAAAAAACTAAGAGGATAAAAATGAACCAAAAGTGGTACAACAAGATGGAAAAAGAGGTCATCGGGAAAGATGTTTATGGATTTGAATTTTGGAACCCAGAAGACCCAGAAGAATTAACAATTGTTGACATTGGTGCGAATGTTGGTGTTTTTACTGTGTGGGCTGCAAACAAGTTTCCGCAATCAAAAATTCACGCTTTTGAGCTAATAAAAGAAAATTATGACTTCTGTCTTGATAAGACAAAAGATTTTGATAACGTCGTCGTTGAAAATTTAGCTATTGTTGGCGACAATGCGCC